AAGATGAATGTTACATCACCTTAACCCTATTTTAACAAAGAGAGATCTTTATTTAGACATTATAGGAAATACCAGCTATAAGCAATGGTATAGAAACCTTTATAGAAGTATCATTTTGTACAGATGAGAGAGGATTCTCCATAAATTGACAATTTTCTAAAATATCGGTTTTAGGTATGGTTATACCATCACCGTATAAAACAGTTATTGTAAATCTTGGAATTTGTAGTGGATCACCAAATGGAGCTAGTCTACATATTTTAACCCATTCATCATATAGAATATCAATTGACGCTGTGTATTCGAAGTTACCCCTACCCTGTCCAATTGGATTACGTCCTGTACCATATACATTTTCTTTACGTTGGGATGTTTTATACTCAATTTTCTCTAATCCAGCTAATGGGCTACCAAATAGAACTATTCTTATATCTCCGAACCCGTATACAGAACCTTGACTCAATATTAAACTCATTTTAATTAATTATTTTTTTAGAAATAGAGCGAGGAGTTTTGGTCACTCGCTCTATTTAATTATTTTTACAGAGATAACACAAAGGCGATACCCACTTGTATATTTCTACTCACACCAATCCCAAGTAAATTTATATTGATTTTAATTATACCTGTAGTCTGAGTTTTTTCGTTTGGATCTACAGTAATACTATATCCACTTAATTCTCCTGCGGTAACCATCGCATCTAATTCAGGTTTTACACTGTTTTGGAATGTAGCGATTGTTATATCACTTAATGTACTATCAGTATTGAAATAAACTGGTGAATTAATAAGTGGAGCTAAATTTATATAAGCGTTTCTTATACCCTTATCGATAGTTCTGTTATTTTCAATATAAGCATAATCACTAGTTATCGATACAGCACAGTTTGAGTCATTGAAATATGAACCTGATACACTTACTACCTTCCTTAAGAATATATAGCCATAGTTATTCAATTGATTTATCAGATTTGGATTAGTTCCATCTATTGTTCTCCAAAGATTCTTATTGATAAATGAAATTGTTTCATTTTCTGAACCATCAGATATATTGAACTTCTGGACCCAAGCAATACTTTCAGATACTTTAGATTTAGATATTGTACCTAAACAAGCACCTAATGTAGGAACTGATTTACCAGTTGTTAGAGCTAACCAAGCACCTAAATTACCACCATCTTGAGATATTACAACTGACATATACTTATCAGATTTTGCTCTAAGATTAGGAAGAGATGATAAATCTGAAATACCATTGAAGTTAGGTGAATAAATAACTGATGCTGGTCTATAGTTATTAAACATTATATCACATTGAGCATTTATCAAATCTAATTCAGATAACATAGTAGATGTTGAGGTAGCTGATGAATTAAACATAAATTGTCTAATCTGACCATCAGCTGATGACTGCATCTGAGGGAATTCAGAGAATGTAGTCGAACCTGTTGGATAGAAACCTACCCATAAGACACCATTTACATTTAATCTGAAATATTCAGATATTTGATAGTGAATTGGAGCCATTATTGAAGCAACTCCACCAGTAAATTGAGAACCTACTGTCATTAGGGTTGTTCCACCATTTGATACAGACAGATAAGTTCCACTGTTTAAAACAGTTCCCATACCTGGTCTAGATGATAGAGTGATAGATGCGGTAGATGATATTGCTGTATAACCTGTTCCAGAAGCATTAATAGCATTCACAATGCTTGAAGCAAGTAATGTAGTTGTTGTATCTGATGCTTGTCTATAATAAGTTATAGTAGTGGTATTTGTAGTACTGTTGATATTTGGTTCTACAATAGTTATAGAAGTCGAATCTCCAACTGAACCAGTTGCACCAACCAATAATTGAGCTGTTGCCTTTGTCTCATCAGAATAATCTCCAACTATACCAAGTGCCTCAGCTCCAGATAAAGAAAATACCTGTTTTGGAACACTCGAAGTCATACCTGATGGAACTGTATTTGAATATATTAAATATCCAGAGATATAGTCCGAACCAGGTTGAGTTCTACCTAGATTTCCTGACCCCAACGTAAAAGTTATGTTATTTAAAGCCATTTTACTTTTTTAATTTTTCAGGAATTAAACTCTTCCTTGTTTTTTTAGTAGTTTTTCATACAAATCTATTAATTCGGATGCTTCATACTCTTTGATTATTTCATAATCTTCATTAGGAACATATTCATTAACATAATGACCTGGTGCAACTTGTCTAGGACTCGATTGAAACCTTACAAATTTTTTACCTCTCCATTTCTTTTCTCTTCCAATATATGCATGAACATTGTAATAGAAGTCATTGTTTTTATCGAAGTAAACATAATCAATATGTTGACCTTCTCTTGAATTAAGAAAACTTCCTAAAACATTTAGAACATCTTCTGTTAAAATGTGTTTACCATTTGTCTTAATTTTTTGTTCTCCAATTTGTCTTATCTCTCTCATTTGTTAAAATTATTTTTTATTATACAGTTGTTGATAAAGTTCCTACATATACTGAACCATTGAACCAACCATCGTATAGACCATTTTTACCAGCTGGTACTGAAATAGAAGATACGTTACCAGTTATTGCAGTTCCAAGAGCAACTGAATAAGTAGCAGCACCACCAGCAACCATAATTACCAAGTGATCAGTTATTTGAGTTGATGAGGTAGCAACTGAGAATGTCATTGAACCAGTTAAAGCTGGAGTTGTAACATACATGTATTGAGCAGTTGTGTTAATAGAGACTAATCCACTTGTTGCAGTAACACCCATGAAGTCTTGTGTAATGTTCCTACCAGTAGTATCTTCAGGGAATGTACCTGTTTGTCTAGTTATTCTGTTATTTGCCATTTTAAATGTTTTTATATTTTTTAAGAATGGTCAGATATAATCCAACCATTCTTTTAATTTAATTTTGTTGGATTACGCTACCAAAGGGGTCCATACCACCACTTGATCACTGAACCCGAAGTTAGTATCCATCTTAAACAAACCTTTAACGAAGTAAAGACTTGAATTTGGTTGAAGTTTAGCAAGTTGAACTTGTGTATCATCTGAAGTAGAAGAAACCCCCAACCAAGTATTTGATGTTTGATCTGGACAAGCAATACAAGCAATAATCGTATTATCTGGAATACCATTCAATTTAACAACATCATATCCCAAGTAAGCCTTGTTAACAACATCAGATGGATTACCCTCTTTATAAGCTGTAATAGTTGGTACATTGTAAGATTGTTCCATTGTTTGGAATGTTCTTGGACCCATTAAGAATTTAAGACCTTTTGGACCATATTTACCAATTAGAGCTTTAGGAACCAAGTTATAAATATTACCCATAACTGTGAAGAAGTTAGAAGTATTAATAGTTGAACCTGCAGTTAAACCTGGAACCTGAATTGTTCCTGAATCAGCTAAAAGTCTAGACATAAGACCATCAAAGTATAGGTAAGCTGAATCACCTGCTTCCTGACCTTTAGATGCTGGTGTTACATAACCTGCATTAGCTGGATCAAATACCTGACGTGATCTCCAAATAGCGTTTTCAGTGAATTCATTCAAACGTTTGAATGTTTGTAAAAGAATGTAAGACTCAGCAGTTGCTGGTAATTCTCTTGTTAAAAGTTCTTTACTTAATTCTTCTGAAGTCCAGTGTGCTTCAAAGATAGAAGGCTCGAACTCATAGTAAAGCATCATTCTCTTTGGTTCTAGAATGTTACCATCAACAGTAACAGAACCCTGAGAAGTTGGTGTTGAAGCAAACTTCTGAATGAAGTTAGTAATCTCCACACGAGGAATGTGTAATCTAAAGTTAGTTTCCTGAACGTAAATACAACCCTTAGTTATAGTTTCTGCCTCTACAACAGCTCTTGTTATAAAGTAACCAGCTGAAGTACCCGTGTAGCTTGTGTCTTGTAAATTAATAGCTTGTGACATATTTATTTATTTTTTTATTTTTTATCATATTTATATATTCGACCAATCTATTGCTCTTTTTTTGAGTATAAT